CAATCGCTGAGAGATATAACAAAGACAGCATCGCCAAAGATAGGAACACAAGCACCTTACTTAAATAGTCTTGACCCATCCTCAGTAACCTTTCCAACAAAACCTTCATAGGATAAGACAATGGCAAGTATATTAAAAACCGACAAAATCGAAGGAGTGACCGCAAGCGGTACTGTGCATATTCCTGGTCATGTGGTGCAAGTTGTAAATGCTAGTTTTGATACTAAAACAGATGTAACTAGTAGTGGTAGCTACACTAATACTCACATAACAGCAAATATAACTCCGTCCTCTACAAATAATAAGGTGCTTGTTTTAATTAATACTGTAGTAAGTGTAGATTCTACCACTAATACCTTTAGGAAGTTAAAAGTAGGAAGAAACGGCACAGTGGTTTCTACTGAAAAAATTATACGGTCTAGCTATGTAGACACAGGAGGTAATGATGTTCTAGATTTATCGATACATTATTTAGATTCTCCTTCTTCTACTTCAAGTGTAACATACTCAGTAATGGCAGATGCAGGGGGGCAGGGAATGGCAGTTGGTGGTAGAATGTCAAGCACAACTGCAAATCAGATTTCTAATATTACTCTCATGGAGATTGCGCAATGAGTACACTCAAAGTCGATACAATTCAGGGCAAGACAACAGCTGGAACATTAACTTTACCAGCTGGTCATGTCAGACAAGTAGTTCATTCTAAAAGAGCGCATGGAGATGGGCAAATTTCTTTTGCAACAGGAAACTACTCAACTTTTTCTGATGCGCCTGGTATGAGTGTAGACATTACTCCCTTAAACTCATCTAGCAAATTTTTAATACGACTAGCTTTCAGATACGGTTCTACAGCTAGTTCAGATAATGTAGTTAGAATAGTTAGAACTGTTAGTAGTACGGCAACAAACCTTTATCCTGTAGAAAATGCTTCTACTGGAGGGGCTGGAGGTCTTGGGAATATTTACTATTCAAGTGGCAATAGCAGTGCACAATATGCGCATATTGCTTTCAATGATACATCTTTTGATTATCTTGATGAGCCATCAACAACTGCTTCAATAAATTATAAAGTTCAATTTTCAAATGCTAATGGAACTTTGCGTATAGGAAGTCGAGCAGACGCTGCAAATGATAGAGATAGCTCAATTACAGTTATGGAAATAATAGGCTAGGGAGATAAAACAATGACAACAATAGCAAACGCATTAACGAGTTTAGGAGTTAAAGAGTGGGTTTACAGAGGTAACGAAGCAACCACAGAAGCAGAGTTTAAGGAAAGATTTCGAAAGGTTACTGGAGCAGACAGCAATGGTTCAGCTATCGAAAGTGCAGACCCAAAAGATTGGGGAACCACATGGAAAGCTGTAAGCGATAAAAAGACAGAGCTAATCAATGCAGAGCCTATGCGATTGCTGAGAGTTGAACGCAACAGATTACTGGCAGAAACAGATTGGATGGCGAACAGTGATGTAACTCTTGCCGATAACTGGAAGACGTATAGACAATCATTGCGTGACTTGCCAGCAAGTGCAAAGCCAAAGCTATCAGCCGATGGGTCGCTGGATATGTCTTCTGTTACGTTCCCTACTAAGCCTAGCTAATGACCAAGGCAGATATCAGCCAGATTATGACAAAGCTGGCTATTATTGAGACTAAGATGCAAAGTGTTGAAAAGCGTGTGTCACGCCTAGAGCGTATTCTTATTGGCAGTGTAGGTGCTTATTTTCTTGTGACTGTTGGAATATTCGTACAACTCGTATTGTAATTTAGGAGAAATCATTGGTTTTCGGTGTAGGAGAAGCCATAGCTGCTGCTGCTGCATTTAAAGCTGCTGTGGACGGAATCAAAAGTGCAATAAGTACTGCTTCCGATGTTCGTGATATTGCGAGTCAAATAGACCAACTACTCGATAGCAAATCACGCATAGATAAGGCAAAGAATAAAAAGGTAGCCCCAGGACAATTCAGTATTAGTTCCATTGCGTCTGAAACTATAGACGCAAAACTCGCTGAAGAGGAGATGTATCAGATCAAGATGCTGATTGATAATCGCTTTGGTCATGGCACATTTCAAGGAATCTTAGAGACACGCCAGAAGCGTATCAAGGAATACAAAGAAGCACAGATAAAATTAGCAAGACAAAAGGCAGCACAAAGGGCTGAGATGATGAATGACCTTAAATTATTCGTATGGATTTTACTTGGGTCTATTGTCCTTGTTATTGGTGTTGTTGCCGTCTTCCTTGTCGATTGGTGAGTCTCTATATCACACAAGAGATAAATGTGTGCGTAAAGAAGGGGGTCAAGAGACCTTTGAATGGCTTTGTACCGATGGCAAAGTCATAAAGCTAGCTCAGAGCGATAATATCAAGAACTGCTTTACATGCTTTCTCAAGAAGTTCTCTGACTGGACTTGGGAGCAAGAGATACGAAAGGGTATGCGCGAAGACCCAAAGTATATAACGTGCCGGAGATATAAGCGAAAGAAAGCAAAGAACGGACAAGAGGTCTGTTTGTATAGAGGCGCAAATAACACCTATACGCTTGTGGTTGAGGGGCAGTGCCCTATGGAGTTTCAGTGTAAATATGAGCCTAATGGCAAAGAGCCTAACATTGATAGCGTAGTAGATTCACTCAACGAGAGTTTTAAAAAATGACGCAGAAGAAGTTAGAGAAAGGGTCAGTCTGGGAAAAGGCTGATACCAATGGCGATAATATTATTACTGACAACGAGATTGCTTTACGCGAAAGGATGATACGTCTTGAGAACCAAGATAAGAAAGAAGATCAACAAAGATATATGGTCTGGTTTTCGGCTCTCAGCGTCACAGCTTTTATTATTATACTAATGTTGCCTATAGTACCACTCGACAGATTAGATATGCTCTCAAGCATAGCCTCGACTTGGGTGATATCCAACATGGGTATCATAGGGGCATTTATTGCGTCTAATGCGTTTAAAAAGAATGGGGAGACCAAACAATGAAAGTCAAAGGTGTAGATTTATCAGCCCTCACAAAGAGGCAACAGGAGACCATGAAAAGACATGGGGTTCATCATACAGCAAAGCACATGAAGGATATGGTAAAGCGTATGAAGAAAGGCGCAACATTTACAGCAGCGCATAAGGCTACAATGAAAGCTGTAGGCAAATAATGCCCTTTTCCAAGTATTCGCCAAAGCAAAAGAAACTAGCGAGAACAGCACCTCCAAGAGATAAGATTACGGCTGCTGATTTTAAGAAACTCAAGAAAAAGAAAAAGAAGAAAAGAGCATGAGCCGTAAGTTTGCGAGAGTTGCCAAAACCAAAAAGGGTGTACCAAAGAAGTACCTCACAGGCGCAAAAAACAAAAAGGCAAAAGAGAAAGAAATACTGGATACGCGAGAGAAGTATAAACGTGGCGAATATATCAACATAAAGAAAGTGAGTGAGAGTCGTGCCAACCAAAACAAAAAAAAGAGGAAGCGGAAAGGTTAGTCAATCTGACGAGGCGTTTCTAAGAAACAAAGCAAAAAACAGCCGTTTTACTTATGGACAGTTAAAGAAAGTCTTACAGAGGGGCAAAGGGGCGTATCTTAGCTCCGGCAGTAAAAACGTATCAATGACAGCGTGGGCAAGAGGAAGAGTCAACTCTTTCATTAGTGGAGGTGGCGCAAGAAAAGCTGATGCTGATTTATTGAAAAAGAAGAAAACATAAAGGAGAACTATCATGCCAATGGGACCTGGAAGCTATGGCTCTACTAAAGGTAGACCACCAAAGAAAAAGAAAGCAAAGAAGAAGAAAAAAGGTAAATGATATCCAGCATACTTAGCTCTGTTGCGCCTATTGTTGATAAGTTTGTCGAAGATAAAGACAAGTCTAATGAACTAAAGGCACAACTAGAGCAATCCATCATTGGGCTGCAAAAGGCACAAGCAGACATAAACCTAGCACAAGCCAAACACTCTAGCATCTTTGTAGCTGGAGCAAGACCAGCTATTATGTGGATTTGTGCTTTGGGATTAGCATGGTCTTTTTTCCTTGCGCCTATAGCTAATTGGATTGTTGCTGTAAGTGGTGCAGATATACCCCTTCCAGAGATACAGACAGAGGGTCTTCTAACGCTAACTCTCTCATTGCTTGGCTTATCAGCCAGTAGGAGCTTTGAGAAGTTTAAAGGTGTAGCAAGAAATAATCTCAAAGAATGAACTGCTTCTATTGCGATGATAAGACAACAAAGATAGAGGAAGAGGAATTAGATGGAAAAGGTAATTCAAAATATACAAGACTTACTAAGCTCCTTTGCCGAAACTGTGGGGCGTTCTTTCATGTGTATCTCCCAAAAGATAAAGCCTTCTTCAAAGACCTCGAAATCGAAGAAGACTAGAAAGTCTAAGTGACGCAAATAACATGCAGCGTATGCGGTAATCAATTGGAAGATGAAGAGAGCGTATGTAACTATTGTCTATACGCCTCAGACATGAATCTAGAGTGGATAAATTATATTCGTAAAAAGAAAGAGGAAGAGGATGTTCAAACTAAGCCAAAGAAGTTTCCAACGATTAGCTGGCGTAGACGCAGCACTCCAAGAGACAGTAAAACTAGCAATACAAAAGACCAAGATTGACTTTGGAGTCATCTGTGGCATGAGGACAAAGGAAGAACAAGAGGTTCTTGTCAAAAAAGGCGCAAGCAAAACATATAAAAGTAAGCACTTGGAAGGCAAAGCTGTAGACCTTATGGCGTATATTGATGGTCGTGCTTCATGGGAATTAAATCTCTATGACGAGATAGCTGATGCCATGAAAGAGGCAAGTAAAGAGACAGAGGTTGATTTACGTTGGGGGGCAAGTTGGCATATTAATAGTATGCGTGAACAAGATATGACCTCCGAAGCAATGATGACACAATACATTGATCTCCGAAGGTCACAGGGCAGAAGACCCTTTATTGATGCGCCTCACTTTGAGTTGACGTAAGCTCAATACCCTGTCTACCCTTTGGGCGTATCAACAATCCCCTTTCTTCAAGTTTAACAACATGGCTCTGTATAGGTTTTATACCAAGTCCTGTTTTTTCAGAGATATCTTTGTAGCGTGGTGAAAAGCCTTTTTCATCAATAAAGTCTTTTATTGCTTCATATATCTTCTTTTGATTTTCATTATGAAATGTCATATCTTCTCCTTTATCCTCAATGATTTTGCTCTTTCAAAGCGTTCTGGTTGTGCCTCAACGGTCTTCATGGGTTTAGCTTTGTAATGGGTAGTGCCCCATTTTACTTCAAATAGGGTTTCGCCCAAGTCATCATAAACTTCACCATATTCGCTATTTCCCATCTCCTTCATTACTACCGCTTGAAGTTGGTCAATCTTATCTTGTGATGTTTTGATTAACTTCTTGAGACCCATAATCTCCGTAATCTCATCACCAACATTAGCAAGATCAACTATTGGAGACTCGCTATCATGGCTATCAAAGACCATAGCTAAGTCGTTAGGGTCTTTACTTGGATACATATAGTCTCCTATATCTCCCCCCTTCTCTATAGCTTCAACTCTTGTGTAAAAGTCTTGGCATTTCTCAATAATAGCTTTCTGCAT